TAAGAACGCGCCAAACAGAATTTGATTGATTTTGTACGAAAAAGGCTTAATATCACGCAATGGACAGTCGGGAGACTGACCGTAATTTCAGGAGGCGCGTATGGCGCAAGTACAGCAAGGTGGCACCCCGGTACTTCTAACGTCCAGCGGGGTTGTCTCTATCGCCGCCGGCACAATGATTGGCTATCATGTCAATTCAACCAGTTCTGGCACCATTGTTTTTGGCAATGGAACTGCTGCAAGCAATACGGCGGTTAGCGGCACCATTACCCCATCAGCCGGGTTCAATGCGTTTCCTGCTTATTTTCCTGCAGGTTGCTATGCCACTATCGGCGGCACGCTGAATGTGACGTTCTTCTTTTCGGCGGGTTAAATGATCCCTACATTACAAACAAATACTAATACTGCTCCCGCCGCGACCTCGGCAATCATCCAAGAGGGCAGTGCTTTTTACATCTTGCTTGAAGATGGCGTAAGCAAAATACTTCTGGAGTAAAGCATGGCTGATACCTCGATTTCCAATCTAACAGCAACGTCCCCGGCAACGGCAGCGCATCGGATTCCGATTGCCATTACTCCGTTTGGCTCGGGTAACAACGGTTACATCACCCCGGCGCTGATTCTGAGCTACGGGACGAGTCCTATTACCGGCACCACGATCACGGCGACGACGCAATTGGTCGGTGCAAAAGTCTCTGAGAGCGTAACGGCGGGTGCAGGCTGGACGATCACCGCAGGCACCGCCACGACTGCTGTATCCGCGCTGAGTGTCACCCGCACAAACAACAATGCGCTTGTAACCAACGTAGTAAGTATTGCCGCAACGGAAACAACGCAGGCGGCATTCGGAACCTACAACAATTTCGCGGTATATGGTGGCGCGGCTGGTGCCGACCTTGCATTAGGTATTGGAAAGCATCCGCAGGCGGCGGGTTCTAGCTCTCCGTATATAACTATCGGCGGGTATCTTGGAAACTCAACTATAGGGTCATACGCGGGGCAACTTACCGTTGGCAATGCTGCAGCGACTGCCGTTGGGTACATGTCGCACGCGCAAATATCCCTTATATCGACTGCGACAATCGGGTTTGCAGTTGGATCAAACGGAATCGCGTCAACAGACACCGCTATATCTCGCATCTCCGCAGGCGTAATCGGTGTCGGCACTGGTGCGGCGGGGAGTTTCGCTGGGACGCTGCAACTTGAACAACTTACCGTTGGCAACGGGGCCAGCATTAACCACAATGCAAACCGGCTGCAGTTCAATAGCAGCACTGAGCGTGCGATGCAGATTTCTAACTACAATCAATCCATTTCGTTCTTTAATACATACATACTCGCGTGGGCGTCTACTGGGGATGCAAATGGAACTCTTGACACCTCCTTGTCGCGCATTTCTGCAGGTCTTGTTGGAATAGGAACGGCAGCAGCTGGATTTGCCGGCAGGTTAAAGCTCACAAGTACCATCGTTGCAGCGACAACCGTAGCGGCACTTAACGCATCCCCAACGGTGGGCGAAATATCTACAGTCAACGACGCGCTTGCCGTGACTGCCAAAGGTGCGACTGTAACTGCCGGTGGGTCTGCTATAGCGGTGCTTGTCTGGAACGGCACTAACTGGGTAGGAATTTAAGGAAAAATCATGATCAAACTGAAACCCGTAACAATCAACACGCTCCCCGGCGAAGTCACGATTGACCGCGCCCAAAGCTCTCTTATCTATATCCAGATGGCAACATCGGCAAAAGAACGCACTGCCAACGGGGAAGTGCAACTCGGAACTGAAGATGCAGAAGGCAATTTTGTTCCTGCTATCAGCAAGACCGCAGCAATGACCCCGGAGCAGTACGCGGCATGGGGAACCGACGATGCTTATGCAACAGAAGTTCTGTGTATCAACCTTGGATTGGAGCCAGTATGAACGAACGTGTCTCAGATGCAGAAATTGATGGTCGATTCAAAGCCCTGACCATTCAGCGCGACAACGCAATGAATCAGGTAGTCCTACTGATGGGCAACATCGCCACGCTGGAAGCGAAAATTCAGGAACTGGAAACGGCTAATGAGCCTGCAAACGAATCAAAGTAATGCGCAAGAGCCAGACCCGCTGATTGCGAGTTTGACAGGCATCATTGCGCAATATGACCGTGAGTTCGATAAATGGAAAAAACGAAGCAAAAAAATCATTGAACGCTATCGTGATGACAACCGAAGCGCGAACAATGGAGGGGCATCAGTAAGATTTAATATCCTCTGGTCAAATGTTCAGACGCTTGTGCCGGCGACGTTTGCTCGATTGCCTGAGCCTGATGTATCTAGGCTTTTTCTAGATAATGACCCTGTTGGTCGTGTTGCTGCGCTGATACTTGAGCGCGCATTGAAATATGAGATTGGTCATTATCCAGACTACGCAGCGAGTATGCGGCAATGCGTGTTTGATCGGTTTCTCGGTGGGCGTGGAACTTCGTGGGTACGTTATGAGCCACATTTCAAGGCGGCTCAGTCGGGTTTGCCAACTGATGGCGTTGAGATCAGCGAGGACATTGATGAGCCAGGAGAGGAACTGGATTACGAGTGTTCTCCTGTTGATTATGTTCATTGGGAAGATTTTGGGCATTCGGTAGCGCGTACTTGGGAAGAAGTTACGCACGTTTGGCGTGTTGTGTATCTGAATGAGGACGCTGTTGAGGAACGCTTTGGCGAAGAAATGGCTAAAGAGATTCCTTATGATTCATCGCCTGAGAAAAAAGAACGGGCTGTATCAGGAGAGAAAAATCCTAAGCAGGCAAAGATTTACGAGATTTGGGACAAGGACAAAAAACGCGCCTATTGGTATTCAAAGTCATTAACCAAGATTATTGACCAGCGCGATGACCCGCTTGGTCTATCTGAGTTTTGGCCGTGTCCGAAACCGCTATTTGCAACAATCACTAATGAGACATTGGTTCCAGTTCCTGACTACACGTTATATCAGGATCAGGCGCGTGACTTGGATGTGCTGTCTGACCGTATTGATGGACTGATTAAGGCAATGCAGGTCAAGGGCGTCTATGATGCGTCTGTTCCTGAACTGGCAAGGCTTTTCACTGAGGGCGGTAATACTGATTTGATTCCGGTCAAAAACTATCAGGCATTCTCGGAAAAGAACGGGCTGCGCGGAGCAATCGACATTGTTGATCTATCTCCGTTTGCTGACGCTCTCAAGCAATGCTATTTGGCATTTTCGCAGGTCAAGGAATACATCTACGAGATTACCGGCATCAGCGACATTGTGCGCGGGCAGACCAATCCAAACGAGACTTTGGGCGCACAGCAGATCAAGCAAAACTTCGTCGGCCTGCGATTAAAGGACATGCAGCATGGCGTAGCAAAATTCTGCGCTGAGGCAATCTGCATAAAAGGTCAGATTATCTGCGCTAAGTATTCCCCAGAAACAATTTTGAGAATTTCGGCTGCAGAGCAACTATCTGAATCAGACAAACCGCTTATTCCGCAAGCAATGGCACTGTTGATTGGGCCTGAACGTATGGCCAATCCAGAAGCAAGCCAAGGCCCAAATCCTACGCGAGAATTTAGGATTGATATTGAAAGTGATTCGCTTGTGGAAATGGACGAGGCGACCAACAAGCAGGATCGTCTTGAATTTCTTAAAGCAACTGGCGCATTTATCAAAGAAGCGTTTCCCGTCATTCAAGCATCTCCTGCCGCTGCACCATTGCTTGTTGCAATGTTGAAATTTGGCGTGACCGCATTCAAGGTTGGGCGCACGATTGAGGGGGATTTTGATCTTGCGCTGGATCAGTTGAAACAGCAGGCCGCGCAGCCACAACAACCCAAACCTGATCCTGAGATGGAGCGCGTTAAGGCTGATACGCAGATACAACAAGCGCGAGTCCAGGCTGATCAGCAAACCAATCAAATGAAGATGCAGGCTGCGCAGCAGGAAACGCAAGTGAAAATGCAGGCTGACGCGCAGATGGAGCAGATGCGTATGCAAGCTGAATCTGAGCGGCACATGCGCGAGCTACAGGCTAACGCTGCTGAGAGTCAGCGAACTGCGGCTATGCAGCAAGACACTGAACTGAAAAAGGCTGCGTTGCAGATTGCGGGGCAGATCGAAGTTGCTCGCATTACTTCTGCCGCGCAAGAGCGGGCTGCTGCTCGTAATGCTGAAGTGGAAAGCGAGAATGAGGCAAAAGAATCTGCTGAATCGGAAGCCAAAGAACAGGCAGGCGCACAAACGCAAGAAGTTATGAATCGCTTGCTTGAAACGCAAGCCGAGTTGCTAAAAACGATGTCACTGCCCAAGCAAGTCATGCGCGATGGCGAAGGCCGCATCATTGGCATGCAGGTAGTCAAGTAATGGCTTCCTACGTCAAATATCAGATTGGCACAGAGGTACTACTAGAGGCAGGCAATGCCGCAACGGATACTTGGCAGTTGATCCTATCGAACACCGCGCCTGTGGTCGCTACCGATACCACGGCTGCGAGTGCTACCGAATTGGGTACGGCTGGCGGTTATACGGCTGGCGGGGTGAACTGCACCATCACCTCAAGCACGCAAACTGCTGGTGTGTACAAGTTGATTCTCGCGGCTCCGGCATCCCCGACTTGGACAGCTTCGGCTGGTGGTTTCACTTTCCGCTACGTGATTCTGTACAACCTGACGCGCACACAATGTATCGGGTATTGGGATTACGGTTCTGCTTTAGCTCTCAACGGAACCAACGGCGACACCTTCACCCCGACCCTTGATGCTTCGGGTGGAACGTTCACGGTGTCTTAATGCTCCTTCTTACTTCAGCGACTGATGTAATACAGATTGTCACGGGGTCGGCTACCGCGCTGGATGTTCACGCGTCTTGGGTGGACAACGCCTCCGGGACAATCACGCCGGGTAGGACAAACACTGAGATAACGACCGCCACTACCACGACGGTAGTAACTAGTCCTGCTGCGGCCACCCAGCGCAACGTTCAGACGATGCTGGTAACGAATCTAAGTGCTTCGGCGGGACAGGTAACAATCAACTACTTTGACGGCACTGCAACAGTAACTTTATTCAGCTTGTCATTGCTGGCTGGATACACAGTCCAGTTTGCAGCGGGTAGCGGGTTCACGGTATTCACTTCTGCTGGTGTGATCCTGAGTGCGGGTGCTACGGGTGCAATAGGGCCGACTGGCCCCGCAGGGCCGCAGTTGGTTTCGGTGATGCAGGGTGACCAAGGCGATGAGGGCGCTCCAGAATGGGGCACACCTACGGTTGGCGCGAACATGGGGACAACCAGATCGCAGTGCGCCGCTGATGCTAAGAACTGGGCGTTCCTTGGTCGAGGAACTTCTGGTGCCGCAGTACGGACGGGGGTTGTTGTTTGGACTGGAACATACGCACAACTAATGGTCGAATATTTTATTGCTGGGTATGCCGGTAACGGTATTGGTCGAATTCTGTGCGGTAACACTGCTCCAAACGAAGCTGCAACGGACTGCTGCACAGCACTGATCGAAGGCGTAACGCCTACCACTACATCGGTGTCCGTTACTGGATGGCCCACTGCGGTTAACGTAGCTGCGGCTGCACGGTATGGGGTCATGTTCATCAACAACCAAGCTACGTTTGTTAAACGGATGACTGGCAACGGTCAATATGCTGGAACTGCACCGACAGTAGTGCCGACGATGATTCAACACGCGGGGATGTACAATAATTCTGCCACCTCCATACAGCAGATGTCGTTCGTGTCTTTTGCCACTATCACTACAAACGTAATAGGCGCGGCTTTTACCACAGGCACATACTTCAACGTCTGGGGCCGGAACAACGACTAAGGAACAACATGGCTACCAAAACAAAAACATGGGTTGTGCTGTGCCTTCAGGACACGCCGACCACCGAGTACCCGAGTCAGGCGTCGGCGTTTGCCGCTGCACAGACCAATGCGGAAGCTGTCTCAGGAACGCGAAACTTTCTGGTGTTTGAACTTGTGGGCGGGTTTTCTCCGGTTAACGATGCCGCGCCAATTGAAATTATCTAAGGAGTAGTCATGGCAGCGAACAAACTCATACGGATTGGCCCGGTTTCTTTGACCGCCACCACCACCACGAACCTCATCAACCCTCCAACGGTTACGGGTGGCACAAACCCCCCGCTGACGAGTACCGCCACATATATTATCCTGCGCCACATCCGCGTCAGTAACACCACCACGGGTGCGTTGACGTTCGCAATATGGCTGGGCACCACGGGCATCAACACACAAGCTGCCAGCTTTGCTTTCAGCGGGCAAGCCGCTGCCGGGGCACTTACAGCCTCAACGGGCGTGTCTGTTGCGGCGCAGTCCTATGTGGACTGGTATGGGCAAGTGCGGTTGGACACGGCGGATTTCCTTGTGGGTGGTGCGAGTGCCACGGGGCTGACGCTTAACGCGGAAGGCGAGATCGGCATCGCCGGGTAATACTTGAACATGGGGTACTGCAATGGCAGCAAAGTATCTATATGTTCCGGTATATGTAGATAAGGGCTGGTTCAGTGTAACCCTCACCGATCAGGGTTGGTTCTTTGATGAACTGACCACGACCGGCGGCGGGGCGGTCAACTACACGCTGGTCTGTGCTAGTGGTTCGTATGTGTACACAGGGCAGGCGGCGACGCTTGGACTGGCAAGGAAGTTAAGTCTAGCCGTTGGTGCTTACGTCTACACAGGCCAAGCGGCGACACTGACGGTAGCAAGACGGTTGGCGCTAGACGCAGGGGCATACATTTATGTAGGAAACGACGCCACGCTAGACTATGTTCCAGGCGGCGTTGACTACACGCTAGTTTGCGAGGCCGGAGCATACGTCTACACCGGGCAAGACGCCACGCTTAATTATCAGCCTGTCTATGCGGTCATTGATACGCATGACGGCGGCAAGAAACGCAGGCATGAAAACCCGTTTGAGGACAAGAGCAGAAAAGAATTGCGGGTTTTGCTGGAAAAGGCTATAAGGGTTGGAAAAGCAACGGAAAATACTGAAGTTGTTGCGCAGCCGGTTGAGGCTCAAAAAACCGCTGATTTGAGCAGGGAACAGGTTAGACAAATCATTGCAGACATTTACACAAATGTTGCAATGCAAAAAGCAGCAAAAGAATTTGATGATGAAGAAGTGGTTTTACTCCTCTTATAAATGAAAGGCACATCATGACTACTGCAAATGAGTTGGTTCGGGTCGGGATTGCTCCTGGCGCTGCGAGTGTTATGCCAAGCGGCACGATTGCTGCCGTTACCGCAATCGGTTCCTCGACGCAGGCAACTGCTGTTGAGCTTGCCGCTGGCGTCAATCGCATAACCAGTGCTGACGGCGTGAAGTTGCCTGCGGCAAACCCAGGCGATGCCTTTATCTGCATCAACGACACTGGCTCCACCATTAAGGTATGGCCTCCGACTGGTGGCGCGATTCAAGTCCCTGGAACTAGCTTTGCGGCTGCTGTAGCTAATGCCGCTGGCAACTTGACTACCTACAGCACGGCGACCTACACCTGTGTTATCGGCGGCTCGGCAAGTCTTTGGGCTGTGAACAAGTCTGCCTAATGGCTGAAGTACGCGCATCGTCAGGGGTTCCAGTAGCCGCAGCCTTTGTTGGCTATGGTGCTCCTACGCCATGCGCTCCGGTCATTGTGGATAGTGTGACTGGGTATCTGTACACGTTAAAGTCGGACAATTCAGTGATTGAATTCAAAAATGCAACAACTGGATACACAGGCACCATTACAACTGCGTCATTGGTGGGAAAAACTATTACTGTAGCAAACGGCGTCATTACGGGATTTGCATAATGCGAAGCAGATACATTTATAACCCACAAGGAGAGTTGATCTACGCTATTGAACGCGGCGTAGTGACTTGCGACAAACGTGATTGCGAAGTTGATCCTGGCTACATGGTTATGCCGGACATTCAACCGTATCAAAACATGGTCAATGGCGGGATTATTACCTCACGCTCAAAACACCGCGAATTCCTGAAACAGCATAACCTTGTTGAGATTGGTAACGAAAAGCAAAAGTCTGTTGCTGATTTGCGGAAAACCGGCGTAAAAGAATCGCTTGTTGCATCAATGCAGCGGGCAAAAGAGCAATATGGTACAAGACACGTTGAAAAGGCAATTTCTGAAACTTTGAATAGGGCTTACGAGTTGCGAAGAAGGTAATTTAACCGCGATCACCGGGATGGTGAACGTACCGTCAGATAACTCTGGCGTCCCTTTGTGGAGATTTACATGGAACAAGTTGAAGGCGCACAGGATACCCTGCGTGACACCATTCAAGCCAGTATTGTCGCCGTAACGCAGGAAAATGAGCCTGCGGAAATAGTCACGCCTGAACCGTCCGAATCAGCCGCTCAACGCGCCCGCGATGAAGTGGGTCGCTTTGCTAAAACTTCCGCTGACGCAGGACAAAAAGCCCTTAACGATGCAAAGGGCCAGCCTGCGCCTGTTGTCACGGAACCAAATGAGCCGGCAGCACAACCAATCCCGCGCCCCTCAAGCTGGTCTAAAGAAATGTGGCCGTTGTGGGACAAGCTAAACACCGGCGCAGCATTGACCGCACAAGAGGCGCGTCAGGTCGCTGAATACAACGCCAAGCGCGAGACTCAGTTTGCTACTGGTGTATCCACCTACAAGCAGATTGCAGACAACGCCAAGCCGCTTTTGGACGCAATTCAGCCATTTCAAGAGGACATGCAGCGTCACGGCATCCAAGCACCGGAAATGGTGCATCGGCTCATGTCAGCGCACAAGTCGCTGTCTATGGGTAGCCCGCAAGAAAAGTTGCAGCAGTTTGCAACTCTGGCGCAGCAATACGGAATACCTCTGCAGGCGTTCTACGATCAGGCCGCTCAACAGCAGTACCTGGCAACGCCGCATCAACCGCAGCAACAAGCACCACAACAGCCTCCAAACTTTGAGGCAATAATCGAAAAGACGCTGCAACAACGAGAACTCAACCAAACAATTGAGTCTATGCAGCGTGATACAACGAAGTACCCGTTTTTCAATTATGTCAGAAGTACGATGGCTCAACTCCTTGAGACAGGCGCAGCTAATGACCTTGACGATGCTTACCAGAAGTCACTTGATGCACCGGAACACGCAATGCTCTCTACCGCGATGGCTACACAGCAATCACAGGCAGCAGAAGCTCAGCGCGTAGCGGCAGCACAAACGACTGCAAGGATAGCTCGTGCCAATACCATATCTCCCCGCTCGTCAACACCGGCGGTTCCGGCAGCATCTGGTAACGGTAAAAAAAGTGTGCGCGAAAGTCTTTCTGAAGCGATGGAAATGCATCGCTCTAGCGCACGTATTTAATTTTTCAAGGAGCCAATTATGGCATTTGCAAACAGTGCTGTGACGGACATCATCGCTTAACAAAAAATGATGCTACAAGTCACTTTCGGTAATCCTATTTTTCTTCTTCCGGTTTTCGGTAGGGGTGAGGTATTGCAAGTTCCAAGGAACATGCAAGCCAGTAACGGGGCGACCGTCAATGATTCCGCGAAGCGGGATGATGTGATCGACTTCCATTCCTTTAGGGCATTTAGCATAAATTTCCAAAAGTTCTTTTTTGGATGTTCCTTTTGGAGTTTTGTCTTTTACGTCTTTTCGTCGATAGTACAGTCTGGCAGGAAAGTATGGATCAGTTTTCCATCTAATTCTGCGCGCCTCATTGATTGCGTCTTTATGTTTTTCATAAACTGCTTTCTTTTGCTGCGCGATTTTCTTTCTGTACTTTGCATCAGAGGCATAGCGATTACTTCTCCAGTCATTTTGATATTCAGAATACTTGCCAAAATATTTATGGGCTCGTTTATGAATATCAGCAAGAGAACAAGGCTTGCATTTATGGCTGACTGTTGCGCCTTTTTTGTAGTAATCGGAACGCGGCTTATCAATGCCACATTGAGGGCAGACTTTGCTCAAAAATGGTTGTCTAGGCATAGTGACATTATAGCACGTTGGGGCGATGTAAAACAGGGTGAATTCGGTGGACGCTGAAATGCCAATACCGAGCCGATCCATACAGGAATGTATGGCGGGTGTAACGACTAGGTCATGGAGTCCAGAACGGACAGTAAAGACCCACGAGCCCCCTGCACGTTTTTATAAACGTGATGAGATAGTCTGCTCTGCATCAAAACGAAAGATGCAGAAGTGTCGGATAAAGAGCCGGCGCGATAACAACTGGACAACGATTCAAAGTCGTACGCGAGCCCTCGCAGATAATTTCACAAACAATAACGCACTCGTTCAGCGCCTGAACGAACGCGGGAACGTCAAGCCGTTTAGCGGCGGAAACGTGATATTGCAGGAACTGGCGTACAACGACTCAAATACCGCAAACGTCAACTCGTACAGCGGTTTTGAGTTAATCAACATTCAGCAAAACTCCCCAATCAGCGCAGCGCAATTCTCGATTGCACAATACGCGGCTGCTGTGACGATGAGCGGACTTGAAATGTTGCAAAACTCAGGCGAGGAAGCATTCATCGACTTGATGGAAGGCCGACTCGAAGTTACTGAGGGTCAACTGCTTAACCGGATTGGTTCCGATATTTACGGCACTGGCTCTGGAAACGGCGGTAAGAATCTGACTGGATTGGGTACTGCTGTGCCTGATACTGCAACCACTGGAACGTATGGCGGGATTTCTCGTTCTTCGTTCTCGTTCTGGCAGTCAAAGTCATATTCCGGTGTGACTAATGGTGGCGCTGCTGTTTCGGCTGCAAACATCGTTGCTTATATGACCGCGTTAGCCGTTCAGTTGGTGCGCGGTTCAGACAAGACCGATTTGATTGTGGCTGATAACACCTACTATCAGTATTACATCAACGCACTTCAAGCAATTCAGCGTGTGTCCAGCGATGGAACCGGAAAAGCGGGAAGTGGCTTTGCTGCCGTGAAGTTCTACGCGGGCGGTATGGCGGCTGATGTGGTGCTTGACGGTGGTGTGTACACCGGCGGCGATAGCGTGGGAAGTTGGACAGGTGCAACGAGCAGCCATATGTGGTTTCTCGACACTAAGTACTGCTTCTTGCGTCCACACAAAGACAGAAATTTTGTCCCGATCGGCGGCGAACGGCAAGCCGTTAACCAAGACGCGGTTGTGAAACTCATTGGATGGGCTGGTAACTTCACCATGTCCAATAGTTTCCTCCAAGGCGTTTTGATAGCGTAACCAAGGAGAAAAAACATGGCCTACACTATCGCAAATCCGCAAATTGGGCAGCTTCCGATCAATCAGTTTGATTCGGGAATTGTTTCTCCTTACAACGTAGTAACTGGCAGCGCAACAACCATTCCGACGCCTCCTTTGTCGCCGGGTATGATTGTTACTGCCAATGATCCGACCTATGGCGCAGGCGAATTTATCCTGTTGCCGGGGTGCGCTTCAACCATTGTTGGTTCGTTGGTTCGTTACAACGCAACCAGCTTTGCGACTACTTTGTTGGTAAACACTACGGTTCAGGTTATGCCTGTTGCTGTAGCAATGTCAGCAAACATTGTTGCAACTACGTGGGGTTGGTATCAAATCGCGGGTCAGGCGCTTATTGCCAAGACAGCGGTTATCCTGCTTCCAAACGTGGCGGTTTATATTTCCGCTACGGCAGGCAAGATCAAGGCGCTGGCTTCGGCTGGATTGCAGATCATGGCTGCAAGAACGGGTTCGGCTACTACGGCCAGCGCGTCTGGTACTGTTGTTGTGTTTATCAACAGGCCTCACGCACAAGGCCAAATAACCTAACTAGGTGTTATTTAATTCCCTCTGGATTAAACTCCAGGGGGAATTATTTCAACTTGATTGGGATTTTAAATGTTTCAAAAACGGTTTTCTTGTGCATTTTGCGGGAATCATACAATAGAGATTCTTGACTATGGAACCGTTGCATTAGCTGGTGGATTTTTAAAGCCAGAACAATTTGCAACTGAAGAAAAATATCCGCTTTCTTTACATTTTTGTGAGCGGTGTTATGCGGTTCAAATTCCGCAACATATTCCCCCTGAAAAAATGTTTTCAAACTATTTTTATTTTACTTCGGCAACTAATACAATGCGCAAGCATTTTGTTTCTTATGCCAATGAAATAGTTAGATTGTTTAATCCAAAATCTGTTGTTGAAATTGGCTGTAATGATGGTGGTTTGTTATCGTCATTGGCAGATCATGGGGTAAAAGTAACTGGTATTGATCCTGCGTCAAATGTAGTGAAATCAATTACTGATAAACGAATTAAAGTTATTAACAGTTTTTTGAACGAAACAATATCAAAAGAAATTGGCAAAGTTGATGTTGTCATTGCAAACAACGTATTTGCGCATATTTCAAAAATACATGAAGCAACTTTGTGCATTTCAAACATGCTTACCGATAATGGCGTATTTATATTAGAAGTTAATAAGTTGCATAGCATGATTACTGACCTGCAATATGATTGGGTCTATCACGAACATTTGTATTATTACTCAACCATTGCTTTGCAAAGGCATTTGCGAAATCACGGACTTGAGATTTTTGATATGCAGAATTTGCAAACACATGGAGGGTCTGCAAGATATTATGTATGCAAATCAAAAAAACGACCAATAACGAAATCCGTTACTACGCAAGTTGAACGCGAATTATGGATGGGGTTAGATAAAATTGATCGGTTTATGAAGTTTTCTGATTCAGTAAAACAACATCGCGTATCTATGCGTGAGTTTATGGGTCAGATAGATAAAAAAAGAGTTGCTGGATATGGGGCTTGTGGACGCACCAATACCATGATTCAATATTGCAACTTGGAATTAGATTACATCGTTGATGATGCCAAAGCAAAACAGGGATTTTATACACCGGGATCACACATTCCGATTGTCGATAGGGGCGTAATGGACAAAGCAAATCCTGATGTTGTAATTGTGTTTGCGTGGAGTTTTATTGATGAAATTTCATCCAAAGTTTCTAATAGCCGATTAGTTGTTCCATTGCCGTACATTTATGATGTAAAAGAATGGGCGGTAGCATGATTTCTTTAATTTTGCCGTATTGGGACAGACAGGTTGCGGCGGATAAGGCTTTGCTGCAATTGGCGCAAACTTATCCTGATTTAGATATGGAAGTTATTGTCGTTGATGATGGCAATCTGGTTCCATTCCAAACGCCGGATGTTGCTCTGAATATCCGCGTCATTCGGTTACCGAAAAAGACGATACCGAAATGCCCAACTTTGGCATGGAATGTTGGCGTTGAATATGCTATTGGCGACATTGTTGTTTTAAGTTGCATTGAAATACTTCACACTCAGCCAGTTATTGAGAAATTAGTAGAATCGGTGCGCAACATTGGGCCGTTAGGTTATGTTTTAGCTGCTGCGTGGAATCCAGAAACAGATACATGGCAATGCCATAGCGCAGTAAAAACACCTCGCAATCCAACCGGAACTGGATTGTCTTTTTGTGGAGCAATGCACAAATCGCTTTATTTAAAAGCGGGTGGATTTGACGATGAGTACCGCAATAATGGTGGCGCAGGATACGAGGACAATGATTTTATCAATCGAATGCTAATTGCTGGTGCAAGATTTGTAATCCGCGATGATTTAATAGTGATTCATCCAAAATCAGACGCTACAATTAGTTGGGGGCCTGGTCGATTTACTATTAACGAAAAGTTGTATTACAAAAAATGGCCTAATGAACTGCGTTTGAACTCCATAACTTTCTGCTGTGTCAATGCGGGCGATTACCTTGGACGCGGGCGGGAGTACGTTGAAAAGCTCTATGCAATGCTGTTGTGTTGCCTTCCTGATGGGCTGGCATTCAAGTTTGTCTGCTTTACTGATGATCCGTTTGAAAAGGAAGGGATTGAGTGCCGACCTTTGATTGATGGCATTGAAGGTTGGAATCAGAAGATTGCGCTATTTAAGCCAGGTGTATTTGAGGATGGCGAAAGAATCATCTATCTTGACTTGGATACCCTGCTAATTGGCAGGATTGACAAGATTTTGGATTATCAGGGCGAATTTGCTGTGTTGCGGGATTTCTGGAGGCCGGAAGGATTTGGGCCGGCAGTCATGTTGTGGCGGGCAGGTTTTGGTGATTGGATATGGAATGACTATGCCAGAGCAGGAATGCCAGAACTTGATAGAGGAGATCAGGAATGGCTTGAAACGGTATTTTCTGCTCATGGGTACACGCCCAATATCCTGCAAGATATGTATCCGGGATTCTTTTGCTCGTTCAAAGGAGACTGCAAGCCGCATCCCCCACAAGGAACCCGCGTAGTCTGCTTTCATGGCTTACCTAGACCGCACGACTGCGGTGACTGGATGGCGGAAGTTTGGAATGGCCGCGTAACCGGATCGGCTGTTGAACTGCTGTGCAACGTGGAAATGGCGAAAATAGCTGAAAACATCAAATCGGCGTGTTTGCGGGATATTCCAATGCTGGATCAGTTGCCGGCCAATAATGGTGACGTAATGCTTGTGGGTGGCGGGCCGTCTATGAAAGACGAATTAGACTTTATCCGCGCTAAATGGAAAACCGGGACGCCAATTATTGCCATGAACGGAACGGCTGACTTTCTTGCTGATAACGGCATTATTCCTGATATGCAAATTGCCATTGATGCGCGAAAAGAAAACCTACGATTTTTGAAGCGTAGAAGTGCAAAACAATACTTTTTTGCATCCCAATGCCATCCGGCGCTATTTGACTATATTGGCAACCCTACGTTGTTCCATATCGCTTTGGTTGATTGGGAAAAATACGTTCCACAAGATACTAGGGCAATGGTGCTTGGCGGTGGGCATTCCGTAGGCATGTTTGCCATGAGCCTAGCCTATGTACTTGGATTTCGGAAGATGCACCTTTACGGGTATGATTCAAGCTATGCCAATGACAGCCATCATGCTTATGAGCAAAAGTCTAATGATGATGACGCTATTGTTGAGGCGCACGTTCAAGGTAGAACATTTAAAACTACTGCTTGGATGGTTACTCAAGTGAATGAGTTTCAGGAATTATCCGGGCAATTGTCCCAAATGGGATGCATGATTACGACACACGGCCAAGGGCTGCTGCCGTATGTGGCTTGGCAACGAGCCGCATTAGCCAAAGCAGCCTAACTTTGAATACTCAAAGGAATTAAAAATGCTTGCTTCAGACCTAAATAACACTGATTTCGTCAATGCCCGCAATCCCGACTCCGGGCTGCATGTGGAGTTCTATTGGCATGAGCCTGTTGATGCTTGGGCATCGCGGGAAGCATCTGCCGTAGCGCAGCGTAATGTCGTCGTAAAAGGGCCAAAACAGCCTTTTGTTCGCATTATGGTTCCTGGCATTAAAGAAACGATTTGGGAGGAATCAGTTGCGGAGCGCCACAAGCAGCGTTTCCCTCAACATTGGTTGGCGTGGCAGATGGCGGAAGGTTTGATTGATGGCGACGGTGATATTCCTGGCTGGAAACTTTCAGAATGGAACGAGCTAAACGAGGAACTTGTGCGGGAACTGCGTTATTTGCGATTCCAGACCGTCGAGCAGCTTGCAGGAGCGAATGACAAACAAATCCAAGGCATCGGTATGGGCGGCGTCAGTTTGCGCGAGAAGGCCCGCGTAGCACTCCGCAATCGCATGGGCGATGAAACCCGCGAAGCATTGGCTGAAAGTGAGAAGGAAAAGCAGGAACTGAAGGCGCGACTTGAGCGGATGGAAGCGATGATGGCGAAAATGATGCCGCCTGATCCAATTTCACCGGATTTGATACCGCCAAACCCAACTGAAGAAGGTCTGCCATTGGTTGCGCCCGAAAAGCGCGCGCCAGGCCGTCCTCCAAAGGCTGAAGCGGCGGCAATTTAAGGATTAATCATGTCAATGACGATGCTCCAAATAATGCAACAGGCGGTTGGTGAAATGGGGAGCGGCGCGGTTCCGACTTATGTAGCCGGGAACACGCAGCAGGACACCGTTCAGCAGCTGTACCTATTGAATGGTTTGGGGCAGAGTCTTTCGCGGGATTTCATCTGGCAGGGGATGACCAAGCAATATATTGTCACGGTGTCTTTTACGACGCTGGTGGGCAGCACGACTATCAACTCGACTACGCTGACAGTCAGTTCAACATCCACAATTGACAATACCTATGGCGTATCAGGCACCGGAATTAATCAGGCTTGCTATGTCAATTCCATTGACTCTTCTACAACGCTGACGCTTTCGCAACCGGCTACGGCAACATCATCGGCGCAGACATACACCTTTACCAAGGTCAAGTATGCAATGCCAACTGACTATGACCGGCAGATTGACCGAACGCATTGGGACAAAACGAAGCATTGGGAAATGCTTGGGCCGGAAACGGCGCAGCAATGGGAATGGCTAATTAGCGGGTATATTTCTACCGGGCCGCGCATTCGATACCGTATTTTTGGCAATTTCTTCCAGATTTGGCCGTTTGTTGCGTCAGCGGAAACGATTGGTTTTGAATACATTAGTACCGCATGGGCGACATCTGCTGCTGGTGTAGGATTAAGCAACTTTGCTGCTGATACTGACACTTGCCAATTCCCCAACCGGCTAATGGTCGCAGGGCTGAAACATCGCTATTTTCAAGTCAAGGGCTTTGGCGATGTGTTCCGCGAAGAATACGAGCGAGAATTGCAGATTGCGTTTGCCAATGATGCAGGGTCGCAGACGTTGAGCTTTGCGCCAAGGGTAAGCGGGATACTGATTACTCAAGCCAACATCCCGGACAGCGGGTACGGCTCATAATGATCCGCAGCCGAAAACAGCCACCAATGCGCGCCAGATCAACGGCGCTGACCATTCCTGCGCCCACTTTAGGCTGGAATGCTAGGGATGCTTTGGCGAATATGGCACCGCAAGATGCTGTTACGCTGCAAAACTTTTTTCCTTCGCCTACGTCTGTGCAGGTTCGTTTAGGCTATACGCAATGGCTGACTGGATTTAGCGGGCAGGCTGAAACATTAATGCAGTATGCCGGCGGGACGACCAAGAAACTGTTTGTCATTGCGGGCAACAAGATTTACAACGCCACAGCAAGCGGGGCGGCTCCTGCTGCCGATGTGACCGGGCTTACCAATTCCCGTTGGCAGTATGTGAACAACACTACGGCAGGCGGAAATTATATCCAATGCGTCAATGGCGCAGACAAGATGCGGATATATGACGGAACCAACTGGCATACCGATGGAGATGGCGTTCCGTATGACGTAACGGGCGTGAATACTAATACCTGCATCGGCATAACGCTTTCTCACAATCGCGTCTGGTTCGTGCAAACAAATACCCTTAAGGCGTGGTATCTGCCAGCAGGTGCGATTGGTGGCGCGGCAAGCGCCTTAGACCTATCCTCGTTTGCTACTCGCGGCGGCTATTTAATGGCTGTAGCAACTTGGACAATGGACGCAGGCTACGGCATGGACGATATGACCGTGTTCATTACATCCAATGGCGAAGTATTGGTTTATCGCGGGACTGACCCTGCAAGCGCGGCTACCTGGTCACTGATTGGCGTCTATTGGATAGGTTCTCCGATTGGCCGGCGTTGTTATATTAAATACGCGGGCGATCTGTTGTTAATTACGCAGGATGGCGTGGTTTCAATGGCTGCTGCGCTGCAGTCCTCTCGCGTTAATCCAAAGTCGGCACTATCAAACAAGATTCAATATGCAATATCCACTTCAATTAGCTCATATGGGACTAATTACGGGTGGCAGTTGATGCAGTTCCCTCGTGAAAACATGCTGATTTTGAATGTGCCGATTGCAGAGGGTAGCAGTCAGCAGCAATATGTCATGTCCACCATCAAGCGCGGCAACGGTGATTGGGCTTGGTGCAATTTCACCGGATGGACTGCTAATTGTTGGGAATTGTGGAAGGATGATATTTATTTTGGCGGGAATGGCTTTGTTGGCAAGGCATGGAATGGTTTAGACGATAACGGGACAAACATCGTTGCCAATGGGCTACAGGCATTCAATAACTTCGGCAACGACCGTATTCAGAAGCGATTTACCATGATGCGGCCTATCTTTCAAACAGATGGCGCACCGGCTATTACGGTTCAAATGAATGTGGACTTCGATGAGTCTGATCCGACTACAACCGCCAGCTTCAACCCCGTTACGTATTCATCTTGGGATTCTGCGGTATGGGATTCAGGAGTTTGGGGCGGCGGATTGAACGTGCTGAAAAACTGGCAGGGATGCACAGGAATTGGCTATTGGGCTGCTCCGCATGTGGTTACGGCATCTAAGGGGATTAACACTTCTTGGGTGAATACAACTGTGGTCTGGGAAGGCGGCGGAATTCTCTAATGCTAATGGTAGGTAAAGGCGTAGTTGAATGGGTAGCAAGTAAAACAGGCGAATTTAACGGTTTTGGCACTGATATAGGCATCGGATGGGCAAAAAACGGTCAGTTAGTCGCTGGTGTAGCGTATGCGAATTGGAACGGTGCCAATGTGGAGTGTCATATCGCCTCCGATGGCAGCAGGTCTTGGCTGACGAGGCGCTACTTGTGGACGATCCTAGATTATCCTTTCAACCAATTAAAGTGCAAAAGAATCACGGCTTGCGTAGTAGAGTCAAATAAAGATTCCGCTAGATTTGTCAAACATTTAGGGTTTATACTAGAAGCAAGATTAAAGGACGCGCACCCTACAGGTGACATTCTGATATTTTGTTTGAAAAGGCAAAACTGCCGATTTTTACAAATGAGGATTCACCATGAGAAGTTGGCTGCATGAACCAATACACTTTGCCCCTGTAGCTAAACTCGGCGGTGGTTGGATAGTCTTTAAGAGCGCACCTTCGCAACCTGCTGCCCCTGATTATACGGGTGCTGCTCAAGCTACTGCAGCAGGTAATCTCGCTAACGCGCAGCAAGCGCAGCAGGCGAACATGGTCAATCAATACACGCCTTATGGCTCATTGACCTATAGCCAAGACCCGACCAGCAGATTTGGCAGTAACCCTTCATATAGCTCAAACGTCAATTTATCGGACACCGGGCAGCAGTTGCTTGATGCGAATAATCAATCGGCGCTCGGATTGGCAGGGCTGCAAAGCGGCGCAGAGCAGCGGGTGGCGCAAACAATGGGTCAGCCGATGGATCAAACATCGGTGCAGGATACGGCGGATCGTGCCTATCAGAATTACACCAGCAGGCTTGATCCTCAGTGGCAACAGAATCAGGCGACGACTGAAACGCAATTGCGCAATCAAGGCTTAGTGCCTGGTGGCGAGGGTTACGACAACGCCATGCGGAATTTCAACAATGCCCGCAATGATGCCTATACGCAGGCAAATACTGCATCAATCAACACGATGCCGCAGACGTATCAGCTTGCCAATGCTCAATACAATCAGCCGCTAAATACACTGAATGCAATCCGTACTGGTTCGCAGGTTCAGAATCCGACGTTTAGTTCAACGCCGCAGCAGCAGACAGTGCCGGGGGCGAATTACAGTGGGGCTGCTCAAAGCCAAGGCACATATGACCAAGGTTTGTATAACGCTGGTGTTGGACAAGCTAATGCGTTTAATAGCGGGTTAGCTTCGCTTGCTGGTGCAGGCATGGGGATGTATGGAATGCTTAACGCTCCGGTTAAACCCTAATCATGGCTACTCAAAACCCATCCTTCGGAATGACTGACTACGGCTCAGAATCAGCCGACATTGAGCGTCGCCGCAAGTACGCGGAAATGCTCCGTGAGCAGTCTATGAAGCCGCTTGAGGGCGGTATGGCGGGAGGGTGGGCTATCCCTATCAGCCCGACTCAGGGGCTTGCCAAGATGCTGCAGGCTTATGCTGGCGCTAAGGGGATGCAGCAGGCAACTGATGAACAAAAGGCATTGGGCGGAAGGTATCAATCCGACTTGGCAAAAGCGTTGCAAGCAGCAGACTTGGCTAGGACAGGACGTGCTGCAATGCCATCAAAAACTGTTGGCGATCCTTTATATGAAGGGGAAATGACCACGCCAGCAACGCCAGAGGTTAAACCGGATAAAGGCGCTGAAATTCAGGCATTAATGAGCCATCCTTTAACGCAATCTTTAGGAATGCAGGAATACCAAAAGAATGCAGAGGAAGCAAGACGGAAAATGACGCTGCAATCTTTAGGATTTGGCGCACAGCAAGCAAATCCACAGCAAGCGTTATCTGCTGAGTCTATGGGTGGTGGACAAGCAGGGCCAACTAATGCAGCCGCATCTAGGATTGGACAACCGAATGCAGGTATGTCTGTTAGTCCAATGACAACGCAATTACTAATGGCTGGAACAGCAGACCCATTCCCGAAATTGGCAGAATTCCAAAATGCTAATGAAATAGAAAAACGTAAAGTTACTGCAGGTCGCGCTGGCGCTCCAATGTGGGGGCAGGATGCCAATGGGAACCCGGTTATTGTAGGATTTAATCCGAAACTGGAATCAGGTCAAACAATGTCACCGCAAGGGAATGTTTCTACTGTTCCAGGATATTTGCAATCTCAATCAGAACTAGGACTTACTCCATATCAGGAAGTAAAAAACCCGGATCAGACAACTTCTTATATACCAAGAAATCAGCTATTACAGCCACAAGGACAGCAACAACCTCAACAGCCTGGACAACCACAAACAGGGGCAATGGGAGTTACGCCGTTCAACGAATTGCCCCCTAATGAGCAACAGTTGGCTAGATCGGTTCAATCTGCAGCAGATCAAGGTCAACCATTGACTTTGCGTGGGCCGCAGCCTGGGCCTGCTAGATATGGGCAAACGCAACAACAGCAAATTCAACAAAAGGAAGCTGAAAAGGTTGCCACTGTTTCTGGCGAAGGGGTTGGGAAGATATATAACGATATTCAAGAATCTTCGTTTAGCGCAAACCGTAGGAAACTGAATATTGATCGACTTGGGGATTTGTTGTCTAAGTTGCAAACTGGAAAACTTACTCCAATTGGAACCGAACTTTCTGCTTGGGCTAAGTCATTTGGTATTCCTGTTGATGAAAATGTTGGTAATGCACAAGCCGCTACTGCTATTGCGAATGAATTAGCGTTGCAATTACGAAATCCGCAAGGTGGCGCTGGAATGCCTGGGGCATTGTCTAATTCAGATAGAGACTTCCTTGTTTCAATGCTCGCAAGTATTGGAAAAGACCCGCAAGCCAACACAATTTTGCTTGATGGGATGAAGAAACTGGCAGATCGCGACCAGCAAATTGCAAAACTGGCGCGAGATTATAAAAAGAAAAACGGTGGTTTTGATGAAGGTTTTTTGAGTGAGGTTGAACAGTTCGCTAACGAAAACCCATTATTTGATCAACCTAATAAGCCTACTTCTCAACAGCCTTTGCCTGGAATGCCTGCTGGTTCTGTGAAAATTGGCAAAACCCTAGATGGTCGCGCTGTGTATAAAGCCCCTAACGGAAAGCAATACGTCGAATAATGGCTACTGAATATAACGGGCCAGTCATTCCAGAGGAGTACACCGGGCCTATTGTTCCTGATTCTCCCCCACAATCACAGCAGGGATCAGCACGTAAATTCAGCACACCTGACGGGCGTCTTTTCCCACCTGAAAAGCAGCATATTAGAGATTTGGCAAGGAATTCCGTTGTAGAAGGATTGGCGGGTGTTCCTGATATGTTTTTGAATGCGCCAACTAATCTTTGGAATCTTGGAAAGGCTGCATTTGGAAGTGCTGCTATTGCATCAGGGCACCCAAATTTAGCCCCTGATATTACGCCAACACCTAACTTGGCTTTAAGGGGTGCTAATGCCGCTGGATTAACCGTTCCTAATGTTGAACCACAGAACACTAAGGAGCGATTGATTGCAGCCGCATTAAGGGCAGGCTCTGGAATGGCATTAGCTCCGGGGGCGGCTATACCCAACATGGCTGCAGGCGCAGCATCCGGGGCTGTAGGTCAGGGAGTATCTGACATTACCGGAAGCCCTATGGCTGGAATGGCCGCATCACTAGCAACGCCATTCGCAATGCAGGGGGGTGGGAATTGGGCTAGAGGGAAAATAGCTGATACAAATGCTAGGCAACAGGCAAACTCAGTAGAAGATGCAACGCTAACGGACGCAAGAAATGCCGGGTTTAAAATCCCGGTATCAATGGTTGATCCTGGCGGGGTGCGTGGGTATATAAATGACAGATTGGAAAGTTTTGGCGGAAAGGCTGCAATTAAAAATACTGCGTCGTTGAATAACGCAGAAATTAGAAAGCAACTTGCGGCAAAAGAATTGCAAATGCCACCAGAAACGGCATTGACCATTATGAAGTTAGACGAATACAGGAATAGGGAGTCAGTCCCTTATAGGGACGTTTCTAGCCTTCCTACGATGCAACCTGTTCGCACAATGGTTAATACAAATCCAAATAGGAACGCATATCCAATCCTGACGCCGCAGCAATCAGCGGCAGAGGCTTTGCGTGATCTGAAGCAGGCTCGGTATGACGCAAACAATAAATGGATGGAATACAACAAGGTCGGCGGTGGCGAGGTTTCTGTTTTAGAACAGGCTAAGGCGCTAAGTCAAAAAGTAGATGCACTTGAGCAGCATTTGCAAAATACTGCAATTGCTGCGGGTAAGCCAGAGTTAGCCGACGCGCTTTCATCAGCTAGAACAAAGATTGCGAAATCTTATGATGTAGAGCAAGCCCTGAATCAAGGGGATGCAAATATATCTGGAGCACCATTTGCTGCAAAATTAAAGGCACAAAGGCCATTGACAGGTTGGCTGGATTTAATCGGAAGAACTCAGCAGGCATTCCCGCAAGTAATGGCAGAAGGACAGCGCCTACAATCTTCCGGCGTAAGCAATACAGATATGATGACTTCTGCTGCTTTAGGCGCGATAGGCCATGCTACTTTTGGGCTGCCTGGTACTGCGGCGGCAGTAGCGCCGTTCATAGTCCCTGCTGCAAGGTCAGGAGCAAGGGCGCTTACAGCAAATCCTACATATCAGCAATTGATGGCGCGATCTTATGAGCCTTCAATAATATCGAAGATTCTTGAAAAAACGACAACAAATCCAAAAGATACTGCATACCGCGCTGCTTTGATTAGCGCACTTAAAATGCAACAAGCAGGAGAACAACAGTGATGCTATTTGGCATCCTTTTTTCTTCGGCCTGGTTTTCCGGCAGGATAGAAAAATTCTTCAATTGGCCTAGTACCACCATAGTAATAAAACCGATCTTTTGCTCTACGGCATATTTTGCAAGTTCTATTTCCTCTGCCATCAACATACGTATTTTCTTTTGTAAACTCATGTCCCCATTTGCAATGCGTTTTGTTTCGCATGTTTTGCGCGTGAGTTGCGACCGCTTTCGCAAGAGATTCTTTAAATCTACTATTAAGAGTTTGTTGGCTTCTACTAGCCCACCTACAATTTTCTGGAGTGTAATTTCCGTCGTTGTTAGTTCTATCCAAACTGTAATGCGGAGGACGATCTCCCATATCGGCAACAAAAGCCTTAAATCCAGAGCCTTTAGGAATTACACATCTCCACCTTTCGCAAACAGTTATCCCCCTTCCTCCCCAATGTTTATAGTCTGGTCTGTTTGGGTTGGTGCATCTTTGGATCATGTTTGCCCAAGTGTTGTAAAGAGATTGCTTCGTTTTATCTCTCATTTTTGGCGCTCCTTTAATAGATTTAATTATATCACAGTAAACATGGGGAATTGTCATGGCGTATAATGGTTCTGGGACATTTAACCTGTATACTCCGGGAAACCCCGTAATAACAGGTAGCACCATCAGTTCAACCTGGGCGAACGCAACCCTATCTGACCTAGCAACCGGCCTGACCACGGCGATAACGAAGGACGGGCAGACGGTCACAACCGGCTCGATACCGTTTGCTGCTGGAGCTAGTTTCGGCGCTGCATTTGTTCTCGACTCCAGCGGCAATTTAGCGGTAACGACGAACAAGTTTACCGTTACGGCAGCGAGTGGGAATACTGCTGTTGCTGGAACGCTTGCGGTTACAGGTCACACGACATTTGAAGGCGTAACCTCGATCGGCGCAACGGGAACCGGGAAACTGGTCTATGACACGTCGCCAACGCTGGTAACGCCCATACTGGGCACCCCTGCGTCAGGAAACCTTTCCGCATGCACATCACTCCCAATCAGTACTGGTGTTCAAGGTCTCGGTACCGGAGTAGCAACGGCCCTTGCGGTGAATGTAGGTTCGGCTGGCGCTCCTGTTTTGTTTAACGGGGCGGCGGGGACGCCTACCAGCGGCGTACTTTCAAACTGTACCGTTTTTGGTTACGGGCAGACGTGGACAGACGTTACTGGTAGTAGGGCGATTGATTCAACGGTGTACACGAACTCCACGGCTCGACCGATTAGCGTTGTGATTACGGCGGTGAATAACGGCTTTGACTTCTATATTGATTCGGTAAAAATAGCTGCTGTTAGTGGATATGGCGGTGTTGGTGGTTTTAATTATAGTTGCAACTTTATTGTTCCTGCGGGAAGCACATACAAAGCAGTTAATAGTAGTGCAACAAAAGTATCTTGGTTTGAACTTCGATAAAAAGGGAAATAACCGTGTCAGACGAAATCAAGTTTTTAGCAACAGCGCTGGATTATGCCTGGGTCGCAGTATTGGGGCTGGTAGGTATTGTTTATAAATCCAATTCGCAACGACTCGACGAGGTTGCTAAAACAGCAGCGGCGGCACTGACACGCAAAGAGTTCGAGGTATATGCGGAGTCCACTAAATGCTCTCGGCGTAGTATGAAAGAAAGTGTGCATGTGCTGAACGAAGGCCAAGCAAAATTGCTAGAAGCGATTTCACGCATTGAAGGCAAGTTGGAAAAATGAAAATTGGGCCTAAAGGGATGGCGTTAATCCAAGAATTTGAGGGTTGCAAGCTAACGTCATACCTTGATTCTGTTGGAATCTGTACAGTCGGATGGGGCAGCACAGGGAGTGATGTAAAGCCCGGTATGACCATCACACAGTCAGAGGCCGATCAGCGCTTACGCGACCATCTGGCCGGAGTAGAGGCGCGTATAGAAGTCTTGGTGAAGGTTCCCCTGACTCAGAATCAATTCGACGCGTTGTGCAGCTTTACCTACAATCTTGGCGCAGGGGCGTTACGTACATCCACCTTGTTGCAACTGGTTAATCTTGGCGACTTCGCCGCTGCGTCAAAACAGTTTTTAAGGTGGGACAAGGCAGGCGGGAAACCGTTGGCAGGGCTGACCCGGAGAAGGCGGGCTGAAATGGCATTGTTTGAGGAGAAATAAGATGGCACTCGATCCGCTCACGGCAGTCTTGGACATTGGCAGCAAAGTCATTGATCGACTTTGGCCTGATCCATCCACTAGGGACGCGGCCAAGCTGGAACTTTTCAAGGCTCAACAGGCCGGGGATTTGGAAGAAGCGCGGCAGGTCTTTGAACTTGCCAAGGGTCAACAGAACATAAACAAGCAGGAAGCCGCTTCTAGCTCCGTATTCGTGGCCGGGTGGCGTCCGTTCGTCGGTTGGGTATGTGGTGTGGCATTCGCTTATGCGGCCATTGGAGAGCCTATGGCGCGGTTTGTGGCGACTGTCTTTTATCACTACACCGGGACATTCCCGCAGATCGATACGGCGCTGACCATGCAAACTCTGTTCGGCCTGCTTGGGCTTGGTGCCATGCGCTCATGGGAGAAGGGAAAGGGCGTGGCAACTAAGTAGCACTCCACCTTTGGATGCGTATGTGGATCAAGTGGGCGAGTGTTACCCACGCGAGGAAGGCCAGCCACAAGTCCATCATTTCTTCCTTGCCGCGTCGATTGCTGCGTCAAGTGACTCTAGCGACCAGATGCTTATCCCTGATAGGCCATAGCCACCTTTTGCAACCCAAAACGATTCACGCGAAGTTGGATGCGCTTGTTTTCTCAACCACCGATACCTCTCCGCATCCACACGAAGCTCGGCGCACTCGGCTTCGAGTTCCGCTATCCGCGCATTGGCTTTAGCATAGTCCTCTGCGTCACTACTCATCACACACCTCCAATAGATTTCATGGATTCATTCCCGCATTCCTGTAGTGGGTCACTGTAATCTTTCATGCTTTCCCCTTCAGGTAGGCATCCAGCCTCTCAAGCAACCCGTTGTACTCGCCTGCTGCCGGTCGCCAGATTGACGCTATCTCACGCAGCAACTTATCCGCACTCTCAATTTCTCTTGCATGATCTGCTAACAGCGATTGATACATCGACTTGTAATCAACTTCGTTCTCTGACGCAGGGGAAAGGGTGGGAGCGTCCGTGTGCGACACGGTTAGTCCCTGCTTACTTTGCCCATGCATAGGCGAGGGATTACTATTAAACTCCCGGTGATCTTCGGTCAGCATATCACCAGCCCCCTTAAAACCCATCCGGTGGCAAGCGCACCAAGGATTACTAGCGCGACCCTTAGATATTCCCACTGGCTAGGAGCTTCGATGATAGTGTGATCTTTCATTTCCTCCCCTTGCTCTGCAGCCATGCCGTAAGCACAGGCGTGTCATGCGGCTTCCATTGCGATCCAGGCTCGAAGCTAAACGGCTTCCCATGGCGTTGACGCGCCTGCAATACCTGCTGGCTCATATTCTTTGGAT